TCATTTCTTCGTCAGCACAGCCACGCTACCTTTACTGGTAACATCATACCCGATAGCCTCCGCTACATCCCGAATCTTGATATAATTTGTCCCATCCTTCAGGATCCGTTCAACCGTGTGTTCCTTGCCATTGATAATCATTTTGCATTTTTCTACCACTTCATCATCCCTCATTTCGTATTGAAACACATCCTCGACCAACAGCCAATGCGTGAATTTATTGCACCGCAGGGGAACCTCACGCACGCCGTAGGCACTGCCATCCGCCGCCACATAATACGGGTGTCCATTCTTCATCCCGGTATAAACCCCGATATGCCCCTGCATCCAGACCAACGCCCCGATGGGCGCTTTTTCAATGGTGGAAATGGGGTTGATTTTGGTTGCCCTCGCCTTCCACTGGCCCGAACCGAGCGTCACGCCGCACGCCCAAGAAATCAGACCGCTGCAATCCACGCAGACCCTGCCGATTTTATCCCTGTCACTCAGCCAGACCATTTTCCCGTAGGTGTTTTTCAGAAATTTATAGTTCTGCTCCGTCATAACCTTGCCCTTCATGCCGTAGACATACGGTGTGCCGATTTTGGAACGGCAGAAGGCTACCAATTCTTTTCCTGTCATTTTTTTCACCATATACTCACCCCTTTACAAGCTCTCTGACCGTTTTGTTTTCCTTCAGCAGCTTTCGCATTTCCTCCAGTGCCTCATCCACCCACAGGGAGAAGGTATCGAAGGATACCGCCATAGCCAATGCAGGAAATCGCTGGATAAATAAATCGTAGGTCTGCCGCAGCTTCAGCTTGCCTGTGCCGCTGCCTAATTCCGCTTCTGCCTGCGTGACCGCCCACAGCAGCCATTCCTTTACCCTTTCCCTCTGCTCGGATGTTGGCATTTTCAGAAACCGCCCGATGCACACACCGACCATTCCAGTGGCCGCCATCAACGCAACCACCAAATACCAATTTTCCATTAAAAACATTGTTCTTTCCTCCTTCTTTCTTTTATATAAAAATATATAAAAAAGCGCTCGATTTCTCGAACGCTCTTTCTGCTTATGCGCTTGCCTTCAAAAACAGCAATCTGAATGTTTCTCTCCCTTTTGGGGTAATCAAGGTCTGCGTGCTTGCAAAGCCCGTTTTCTCATTGGAAAATTCCTTTACTTCAAACAGACCGTTGTTTTTATCGGCATAAGGCTGAATCTTCCCTCTCTTGTCCCGATAAATAAATTTCTTTTCCAGCAGGAATCTGATAAACTCCTTTTCCTTGACCTGCAACTGCTTTGCCGTTTCTCTGAAATTCGTCAGCAGATTTCTGTCAACCAATTCGTCGAAATAGTCCGCTTTCGGTTTCATAATCTGGTTATCGACCGTCAGCGAAGAATTGACCGCCTGCAACGCCTTATTCTTGTCCTGCTCATCCTTCAGAGCCGTACACAGCTTAATCATCATATCGGGGTTCAGAATTGCCTGCTCCAGTGTTTCGGGGGTCATGTATGCCCCATGCTTGCGGATAGAAGGCAGTACCTCAGATGTAACCCATTTTCTGAAAGGCTTTGCTTCTGGCTTGTCACTGCGGAGAATGACATTGTATAAGCCGCTTTCGTTGATAACCGTCATTTCCTGCTCTCCCCCAGGGGTGGGAATCTGATTCCGCCCCTTTTCGTCCTCGTCCAATCTATCAAACACCTTATGTGGACTACTAAGACCCAATACCTCACATACATCTTTCAGCACCCACCAAGGTTCGCCGTCCTTCTGTATGGTTCTGACCTCGTTGCCGTTGTAGTTAAAAACCTGTAAATTATTCATACTTTCACAACCCTTCTTTCTCGAACGCTCTTAATCACTTCAACAATTTCACCGCAAAGCTGCTGAATTTTTTCCATTTCCTCACGCTTTGCATAATTTGTTATTTCAGAGGATATTGTCAAATATTTTTCATCAAATTTAATCAGCATATTTAAACCTCCCTTTAAATCATCTTGCTTACCAAAGTTACCAGTGCCAAAACCAAGCCCATCAAAAAGATAAAATGTACCATTAGCTTAAAAATATCTTTTTTCATATTGCACCGTTGGAGTTTTTCATGTATTATTACTGATAGAAGGTTGGGGCTTTCGCCCCTCCCTCTATGTAATGAGTTTGATTAGGATTAAAGCCCATCCTACCAATGAGATTATCCTAATCATGAGCTTTTCAAGTTGTTCCACCAGCTTGATTAGCTCTTTTATTTTGCCCTCCAACGTGTCACCTCCTTTCTATGTCTATATAATACACTATTTTTCGTGCATATTCAATATGCAATGTACACGAATTATAGTTTATATTTTTGTAAATATTGTACACTTGTTTTCGTTCACAAAAACAGCTACAATATAACATAAGAAAGAAGGTGATACTATGCCGTTACTTTATAAGCTCGATGTTCTTTCGGCTCTAAAAGAAGTCGGTTACACAACATATCAAATCAGAAAAAATAAACTTTTAAGTGAATCCACTGTACAAAAATTGCGAGAGGGAAAGCCTATCTCTTGGGAAAATATCGAAACCCTTTGCAAGCTGCTGAATTGTCAGCCCAATGACATCATCGAATACATTCCCGATTAAGACCGTCTTTTGCGGTCTTTTTCTGGTTGTAATCCCTCCTTGCCCTTCTGCTTTACCGATTCCAATTCTTGATAATGTATACAATTACAATCACACAAAACACAGCCTGCAATACCTTGAAACCTAAATACAACATATCCATAACGCCGCTCCTTTCTGTCATCTTTATATTGACAATGAGCATCCAAAAGTTTATTTTATAGGTAGGGGAGGTTTCCCTCCCCTTTCTCATATTAGCTTTCTGATAAGTTCTATCAGTGCTTCTATGAGGTTTGTGATTGCGGTAAGTAGGATAATCGTTTCGAGTTGGATATCTTTCTTACCGCTTTTCTTTTGTTTGCTCACTTGCTTACCTCCTTTCTATGGTTTTATTATAACCCATTTAGGGTTACTTGTCAACCATTTTATAATATATTTTTTATTATTTTTATATCTTTTCATTTGACTAATAATAAAAACAATATTATAATTATATATAAAGGAGGTCTTGCGAATGGCAATCATCTACGAAAACACTGAGCAAATCATTCTTGAAATCAGAAAACTCATGCTGGAAGAAAAAATATCTCAGCGCCAAATTGCAGAAAGCTTAGGAATTACACCTCAAGGATTTACAAAGCTCATTAACAAGAAAAATTTCAGTTTTGAAGATGCACAGAAAATTTTAAATGCAATGGGTTATCATTTGATTTATGATTTTGAGAAGAATTAAGACCGCCCCTCGCGGTCTTTTTTCATTCCCCATCCTCTGTACCTTCCTTCCCCTTTTGGTACTGTGTACCGAAGTAGAACGCCACCACCACAGAGAAAATCGTCAAAAACTGTTCTCCGCTGATGCGCCCCACCACTGCCAGATACGAAAAAACCACCGTAAGCATAATCGTTACGATGGATTTCACTGTCAGCAAATTTTGAACTGTGATTTTTGCCGCTTCATTCATTTTCATTTTCTCTCAATTCCTCCTTGCTCTCCCATTCCGCTTGCTTTACGCTCATTCTTCTTTTCCTGCGTTCCTCTGCTCTGCGTTCTGCCTGCTCCACGCCCTTATCGTACAGCTTCATCAGCCCACAGATGCCTAATTCCGTACCGAACAGCAACAGCGCAGACGATACGATGGATGAAATGTCAACGCAGAAACACGCCAAGATAATACCCACAACAACAACGCACACACAAAACGATAGGGACAAAACCACAATCGTTGTCATGGTATCGTTATTGATTTTAAAACGAATCCTTCTGCGTTTTTTCATCATAAACCGCCGCCATTCAGCAGGAACCCGATTGCCGCACCGACAACCACCGCAATCGCCTTATCAATCAGTCCATCCCAACGCTTTGCCGGCTTGGAAACCAGCTGCTTCACATCGTCCTTGATTTCCCCGACATCTGTTTTGATATGCTCCTGCTCGTTCTGCAGAACTGAAAACGCCTTCGTCAATCCGTCAAGGTTGTCCTGCCGCTTCTCCATGCGGTCAATGCGCTTGTGTGCGCTTTTCGTGCTGTCCAGTGCCTCCTGCACCATTTTTTCTATTGCTTCCATGCTGTCATCCCCTTTCTCAACTCTGCACCTGTGTCGCTGTAACATGGTGCGGATTGTTAAAATCATTCAAATGCTGTTGGAGCAGTGTCATAACCGATGCCGCATTGATGTACGCAGAGGACGCAAGCGAACCGCTTTTCACGCCACTGGTAACGGATGCCGCAAGCGTGGGAATGAAATCCCCCAGCTCCACCTCATTGTACTGCTCCAGAAGGCAATCCCATTCATAGGAAATAACCTTCGCCTGCTTCCGAAATCCCATTTTTGTATTGATAACCGTTACCATATCCCCCAGAAAGACCTCCTCCAGAACGGCATACTCCCGATACTCCACCGTCTTTTCCAGTGCCACAAAATCCACCTTAATGTTGATGCTTGGAATATCACAGCCGCCATCAAGCAACGCCTGTGCCTCCTCCTGCACCTCGGAGAGCGTCTTATTTTCGTCCTCTAGGGTGTAAATCTTCGGGTAGATATAATCGCCCAGATGGGGACTGTCAAGCGTTACACTGCCGTTCTTGCCGTAGCAGACAATGCGTGTCTTGACCTCCGATTCATCCTCTGTGACCTCAAGCCCGACAAGGTTTTTCCCATAGCGGATAGAAACGCCCCTGTCCTGCCCCAATGCCGCCTTGACGGATACCCGAAAGCCATCCCGCAGCAGCTCGCCACCGTAGCCCTTGACAAACGAGGTTGCTTCGTCATCGTCCGACAGTAACGCTTGTACGGGATTCATGCGCCCTGTTGTGAGCGTCCCTGTCAGCGAAATATCCGTATCAAAGGAAAAGGGCATGGGATAGGCAAACGCCGCCTGCATGGCTGCCAGAGCCGCCGTAGCCGTACCGCTGTGGCTGATTGGTTCGCACTGGTTGTCCAGCAGGTCATAAAAGATATGCCTTGCGTTGACCGAAATTTCCTTCATGCTCGGCTTGACGTAGTAAATGCGGAACGGCTGCATCCCTCTTGGTGTGGATGCGTAGAGAATTCGCCCACGCTCGATGCGTTTCCACTTGCCGCCATCATCGTATGGGTGCTTCAGCTCCAGTTCATACGCCCCGTTTAATTCTTCCGTTACAATACAAGAGCCGGGAACCAATGCCCCCAGCCCGATTGTGTCAAATGTCTTTGCCGTTTTTTCGTGAATGGTAATCATAACATCACCCCATCATGCCGACCAATTCCTGATACTGCTCCTCTGTGATGCGGTTCGCCATCAGAAATACGTCTAATTTGTTCAGCATATCCTCTTTGTCGTATGCACCTCTGCTAATCAGTTTTTTCAGTCTTGCGTATGTCATAACTATCTCTCCTTTCAAATCTCTAATTCCTTCATGCAAACCAAATAGTCTACATTGATTGCTGTGTCTAAAATTGCCTGTTCTGTTTCTGTCAACTGTGGTTCGGGGGTGGGTTCTGGTTCGGGCGGTGTGTATTCCGAAAACGTAACAGTTTCTGGGTCATAAATCATGCCAAGCGTAACAGTTTCATCGCACGGAATAGCCGTCACAGGATTGCCCGATGGGTCTGGTGGATAGTAGGGTTCTACTTCTTGGTTCTTCAGAACGTCAATCACTCTGTTTTGTAAAATCATTGCATAGTTTTTCACATTTCCACCTCCTTACCATTCGATAATAACAATGCCGTCTCCACCGTTGCCAGCTTTACTATAACTACTGGAACTATTCCCTACACGCTGCGCACGACCGCCGCCGCCGGCACCTGTTCCTCCGTTGGTAGCATCCTTACCAATGGTATACTTGCCATTGGTACCACCATCTCCACCATTTCCAAAGCACGCACCTCCGCCCTGACCGCCAGTACTACCAGAACTTCCACCACTACTAGTACCCTGAAGACCAGCAATCGCAAATACGGTATCCTCTCCTCCCTTTGTGCCTTTATGTATTCGCGTATTGTCACCACCTTTAAAACCTCCACTAATCGTAATCAGATTCCCAATTATTGTTGTGCCACCATCGGTAGCCTCTATTTCTGGATCGCTATTAGCATCTTGCCCAAGACCACCTTTTCCGACAGTAATCGGTATAACTGCATTCGGCTCAACACTAAAAGCTCTTTTTACAATATAGTCAGCTCCCCAACCTCCGCTTATACTTTTGCCACCGCCACCACCTCCACAGGCTGTAATCAAAATCTTATGCACACTGGCAGGAACGGTAAACGTGCCATCCTCGGTAAAGGTTTGTGTGCCGTGTGCAGGAAGCATCTTATCCAATGGCAAAAACCCACTTGTCTCAATCGTACTATTCAAATACGCCTTAATTCCCTTCTGCAAGCTGGATTCTACGTCCCCGCGCTGTGCCAGCATTTCCAGAATCCCCCAGAAGGTATCCACACCGTACTCTGCCGCCTTATCCCCCGGCTCGCCAAAGGTTGTGGCAATCTTGTGCATGGTATCCAGTGCGTCTTGAATTTCCTGAAACAGCACCACCAGAACGCCGTATTCGTTTTCGCTTTCTACCGCATCCGTCCAAGGAATCGCCGCCGATACATAAATTTCAAACACCTGCGTAGACAAAATCTGACCGCCTGCATTCCAAACGGAAATCTGTGCCTCGACTGCCTTTGCCTCCGAAAGAATTTCATTCGTCAGGGCAAATTGGCATCTGCCCGCAGTCGCATCTGTCACTTCCCCCTGATTAAAAAATGTGCCGCCGTCCGCTTTTCTGAATGTGATACGCACCTGCTCGCCTGTCAGATTGATTGCCACACCGTTTTCATACAGGCACACGTCCAAATATCTGGATTTTGTATCGTTCTGCACAGGGCGAATCCCGATGCTGTTCGGCTTTTTGTTCACATCAATTTCCAGACGATTATACGTTTTTGCCATTTTCCCACTCCTTTCCAAAAATCGCATTAAAAAAGCACATCCGTTTTATTTTCAGATGCGCCTTTCTTGACAGAATATCTTTCTTTTGTTATCATAAATATAAGAAAAGGATTACCGCTTTTGGAAGGGCGGTCAGTCCGAATGGTTTTGGAAAGACCGTCTAACTTCTGTTAGGCGGTCAATTTTTATTTATCCCCTGTTTTTACACAGGGCGATAATAGCTACGATGAGCATACCGAATTGAAATAAATCCGAATATGTAACACAATTCATAGCATCACCCCCTTTTCAGAGAGTGACTGAACCGCCAAGCGATAATCCTCGCTTACAGCATACCATAAATTTCATTTTTCGACAACTACAGCCATCTCCAACGGGGCTGTATTTTTATTTTGCTGACATTCCCCGTCCAACTGATTTCGTTTTTCCCGACCTCAAAGCGAGGGAACTCCGCACCGCCGTATTTGCCGTTCTGGTTGGTGTTACCCTTGAATACCTCCATCATTTCGCTGTCGATCGTGATGCTCTCCTGCACGCCGTACAGGGGGAAATCCGCCCCATTGATAGTAAGCGTGATATCCCCACTACCATAAACCGTAATCAATGGTTCACTGTATACCGTCCCGCTGTTGCGGATGGTGGTCGGGGCGGTCAACTCCAAGGCATCCCCTGCGGCATTGACGCTGTACTTGAAGGGCTGCACCCGAAACTGTAACAGAAAGCTGTTATAGAGATAAATCATATCCGCAACAGAAATCTTGTTATAGATGGATGCCCGAAAGACCTTATCCGGCTCGGTGCAGAGAATCAGCTCCCCTGCACCGTCCAACCACGCCAGTATTTCATCCAGATTTTCACTTCCTCTGGTGCTGCACTCCACCGAAAGCACATACGGCGCATACGTCCCTTCGTCCATTGTCAGCTCCCCGCTTCTGCCGGGGATGGTAACCTGCTCCACACGCCGTTCTGCTCTCACCTTTTCGGGCGCGGCGGAAATCAGAATCCCGAAGTCTCGGCTATCCTTTCCTTTAAAATGAAACCAACCCATTTATGCACCTCCCTTTGCCATGGCTCTGCGTCTGCGGGAAAATTCCATCTCCTGCATCAGACTCGGCACTGCCTCCTTGCTGTCATTATGGAAATGCTCAATCTGCAGCACCGTATTTCCTTCTGTATGATTGACCGTCTTTGTGATATAGGACGTATCTCCGCCGCGCTGAACGGCAATATCCCCACGCAGGCGCACCATGTTCTGGTTCATAGCGGCACGCATTTTCTCATACGCATCGGACATTCTGCGGCTGAATCCATCGGACAGACTGCCGCTGATGGTATCCGAAACGCTGTCCATGCGGTCAGACCAACCCACGCCGACACCCTGCGCCATGTAATCGCCGATTTTCGCCATCACACGAGAAGGGCTGTTGATGTCCATTTCCTTCTTCGCCGCACGCACCGCCGCCTGTAATGCCTTCGCAACCGCATTGACAACACCGCTTTGCCCGTCACGCACGCCCTTTGCAACGCCTTCCATCAGACTTTCCCCAACGGCTTTAAAATCCGTCTGGTAGCCTGCGATTTCTTCCTTCGCTGTTTCAGTCAGCTGCTTTGCCTGCTCTGCAACAAGGGGCTGCTGCTCCGCAATCCCTTCAGAAACACCCTCCGCGCTGACTGCCTGCATACTTTCGGATACCGCTGTGCCTACGTTGGAAAGCTCAGTTTTCACGCCTGCCAGAAACTCCGGCAGCTGTCCGGTGTAGGCTTTCTCCATGGCATCAAATTCGCCCTTGTAGAATTTTTCCGCAACGCCCTGCGCCATCTGTTGCTTCTGCTCAAACAGAGAAACATACTCATCCAGTTTCGTGTCAGACATGGAAAGCAGCTTGTTCATGTAATCAAGTGCATCCCCGACACCCATGCCGGCAATCTCGCTCATCAGGCTGTCAGAAATGCCTTTTTCTTTCAGCTTGTCGATGGCATCCCCGTATTTTTCCAACTGCTTGATGTCATCCTTGAGGTTGCCCAACTGGAACAGCTCCTTGCCGTCCTCCGTTTTCACACGCTCGAATAACTCTCCGTAATCGGCAAGCTTGCTTTGCAGGCTGTCACGTTTCTGTGTCAGCGTATCTGCAATCTTATCCGCCACATCCTCCGCGGCATCCACCGCCATCTGTCCGCTTTCCTCGATACCGACAGCGATACCCTCGCCGATATATGCGCCGACCTCCTCCTTCATCAGCTTGGAAGGGGATGCAATCCGAAACAGTCCTTTCAGCTTGGAAAGCAGAGTGTCCTTTATCTTCCCTGCAATATTTGCAATCTTTGACAGGCTGTTTTTGATGCCGCCGACGATACCATCAATGATATGTTTTCCGATGTTCTTCAGCTCACTTGCAACTTCAACACCCACCAGTTTGCTTTTAAACTTGGAAAAAGTATTTTTCGCCGCCGTTGCCATGGATTCTCCGGCTTTTTTCACGCCGTTTGCAACCCCGTCAATCAGCTGTTTCCCCAGATTCAGCCACTGGAACGCCATGAACGCATCCACGATTGCTTCAATGATTTTCGGGATATTGGCAACCAGTGTAGGAATTGCCTGCACCAGACCCACCGCAAGCCTTGTGATGAGATACAGTGCTGTATCCACCAGCTTGGGCGCATTGTCATTGATAACATTCGCAATATTGATGACAATCTGCGGTACGGTTTCAATCAGCTGCGGAAGGGCAGCAATCAGCCCCTCGCCCAATGCAAGGATAATCTGAATTCCTGCATCGATGATGGTATTGGCGTTTTCCGTCAGATTTTCTACCAGTGTCGAAATCGTTTCAATTGCAATAGGGATGATATCGGGCAGGCTTTCCGTCAGCCCATCTGCCAGAGAAACCACAAGGCTTGCCGCCGTATCCGCAACCATCGGAAGCAGCTCCGCAATGCCCTCCGCAAGTGTACCCACAATGGATAATGCCCCTGCCGCAAGGCTGTCTCCGTTCTCCTGTATGCCCTGCACCAGTGCGCTGATGGACTGCACCCCCAATTCCACCAGATTCGGCAGCAGTTCATTCGTCAATGTCGGCAATGCAGATGCAATCTCCGGTGCTAAGCCTGCAACGAGTTTTCCCATGCCTTCAATCACAATGCCGATACGGGGCAGAAGGTTATCCGCCACCGTGCCGATGCTTTCAATGAAATTGCTTAACAGCAAATCGAAATCCTGCGTATCATCCGCCATGCCGACCATCAGATTCGCCCATGCGGCTTTCATGCTGGCAACACTGCCTTGAATGGTGGTGCTTGCCTCCTTCGCTGTTGTGCCTGTGATGCCCATTTCCGTCTGAATCACATGAATAGCCTCTACAATATCGGCATAGGAGGAAAGGTCATACTTTACGCCGCTGAGCTTTTCCGCATCCGCAAGCAAGCGCTGCATTTCCTCCTTCGTGCCGCCATAGCCGAGTTTGAGGTTATCGAGCATGGTATAGTTCTGCTTGGCAAAACCCTGATATGCGTCCTGGATGGATTCCATTGCGGTACCCATCTTATTGGCGTTATCCGCCATATCCGTAATGGCAAGGTCTGCCGACGCAGCCGCCTTTTCCGTATCCCCACCCAAACTTTGTAACAGGCTTGCCGAAAAGCTCGTAACGGTTTCCATATATTCATTTGCGGACAGGCCCGCAGTTTTATAGGCATTATCCGCATAGGTCTGAATCGTGTCTGCGCTGTCCTTGAACAGCGTTTCCACGCCGCCGACCAGCTGTTCATAGTCCGCATAGGCATTGATGCAGGCAGTCCCCAGAGCCGCAACGCCTGCGGATGCCGCACCGACTGCCGCGGCAGATGCTTTCACCGCTGTACTTACCGCACTGCCGATTTTTCCCAGTACCTTTTGAAATGGGCTGTCATCGCCCTTAATTTTAATTACAACAGAGCCGTCTTCTGCCAATAGTCCCACCTCCGTAGGGAACATCATCGGCAGCTCAGGCTCTACTTGATGTTTTTCTCGTTTATCTTGATTTCAAATGTTTTCTTGCACTTTCGCCCCTTGCAGCGTAAAAAAAGCCCTTTGCACACAGCATCCTTGCTGTATGTAACAGGCATTTCATAGCCGCAGTAGGGGCATTTTACTTTTTCTTCATGCACGCCATCACCTCATCCACCTTGCCGTCCCCCATCAGTGCCGCGACAAGGGCGGACTGCTGTCTTTCCTCCTGCTCAGGCAGGGGCAGGGCATATCTGCGCTTCATGGCGTTATAGTAATCCTTCTGCGTCTGCGGCATATCCCCCTTGATTTCCACCGCTCTGCACCGCATGACCTCTTTCAGCACCCTGTCCTCCTCTAAAGCTTCAAACAGTGCCATAAACTGCCACCAGTGCAGAGATTTTCGGCTTAAATCAATGCCGTACTGCGTCAGAAATGCCCCATAAATCAGTCCTGCATCATGGGTAAAGGAATAAATCGGCGGCTGCGCTGCACCCTCGCCCTTGGCGCGTCCTTCCTTCTCCTGCCTGCCGCAGCTCCAGAAATAGCACAGCCGCTCTACCGCCTCCTCCAGCGGTTCGGGGACACAGCCATAAAACAGCTTCAACGCCCGTTCCGCCTTTTCCTCATCCGTCAGCTCCTCGGAGGAAAAAATCTCCTCCAATCTCAGCATTGCCCGAAAATCAGAGGAGATAGCATATTCCCTGCCGCCAATCAAAAAAGAGACAGGTAAGTTTCCTGTCAGCAGCTCTTTCATTTCTTTCTTCTTTCCGCACGTTCTCTGGCTCTGCGTGCGGCTCTGTTTTCAACCGCCGCCTGTGCCATGGGGGTAGAGGGCTGTGCGCTCTGGGGGACAGGCTTCTTGTAGCTGTTTGCCCGTTCTGCGTGGTAGGTCTGCACCTCTTGGGAAATATACATCACCAGATCCAGACAATCGTAAATATCCACATCACGCTCCGCCGTAATGGCATCGACCGTATCCTCGCCCAGCAGGTCATCCAGAATGTCGAGCATGAAATCAATCCCCTTTTCGACATCCTTTTCTTCCTTCAGCTGTGCGCCGAAGGCTCTCATTTTCTCGCCTGCGTCCTCCAGCCTTTTTGCATATTCCACCGTAGCGGGGACAGTCACCTGCACCCCTTCGATATCAAGCAAAATCCCATGCTTGCGAAACTCAAATTTTCCCATCTCTTTTTCCTCCTTCTGCCCTTATACTGCCGGTGTGAATTTTTTGGTTTCTGTGTTAAACGTGCCGTCCACGAAATCCCCTACGCCGTTCAGATTGCCCGTTACCTTCATCACGCCGCCGCCCTCGCCGGAGATAGAGGAAACCTCAACCGCAACCTTAAATTTTCTTGCTTCAAAGGTATTCGGTGTTTCCGCCACAGGCTTGAACAGCTCCACCCTCACATAGTCCCTTTCGGCATCTGCGCCCGTCAGCTGATTTCTGCCGATTTCATACAGCGCCATCACTGCCGCCTCGTCCGCAATCAAGTCCGAATCAAACGCAAACGTAGGCTGATAACTTTTAATCGTAGAGGTCTGGGATTTCTGATTGATGTATGTTTTGGAATCCTTCTGTGCGTTGGGGGATTCGTCCAAGGTATTAAACCCAACCCCCATCAGCGCAAAGCTTTCCGTTCCGCTTTTTGCCGTGTTCAGATAATCCGCCACCTGATATCTCCTTACTGCATCCATATTGTTTTCACTCCTTATCTTGTCTGAAAAAATTCCATTCTGCACTGAATCTGGTATCTTGCCATGCTTGCCTCTGCCGCCATGGCATAGCCGCTTGTGGTTGCCTCCATCAGCATGACCTTTCTGCCCTCGCCCAGATTGGGGAGGCTGCCTGCCATGGTCTGTTCTCGCAGCCATTCGGAGAAATCGCCGTAAAAGCTGAGGTTATCCAGCTGCTGTCTGATTTTATCCCCGAAAAATTCTCTGCTTGCCACCACAAATAAAAACTGCCGCACCGTAGAGCCATCCACATAGGAGCGCACAATCTCCTTTGCAGGCACCGCCTCAACCGAATAGCTCTGTGCCTCCTCCGGCAGAAAATCCACATGCAGCTTCCCTTCCGCAAGCGGCGGATAGGTACGCAGAAATTTTCGCACTTCTTCCATAATGTTTTTCATTTGCCCCGTCCTTTCAGATACCCTTCCAAATCCTTCTCGACTTCCTTGCCATGGTCTGCCATCATCCGCTTATCCCACTGCTTGCCACGCAATGCACCGCCGTGATAGGTCAGCGGCTGTCCGGTGTAATGCTTGGGCGCACGCCCTGCCATCCCCTCGCCGACATACTGATAATGCGCATACGGTCCGGGATAGATAATGCTGTCCGCCGTCACTCTTGCGGCGTTTACCATGTGGGCAGCACTGCCTGCCGACATCGGCACATAGGGCTGACATTTCCGCTCCACATCCTCCGCCAGAAAGCGTTGTGCCGCCTTATCCTCGCCCAGACCATACTTCCGCAGGATTTTCGCTGTGCTGATATTGACCTCATACTCTAATTTCATGCGCCGCTCACCGCCCAATGCCGCAAGTCCTTCCGCCTGCTCCTGCGGTTATCCCCGACAGAAAGCACCGTAAAGTATTCCAGACCCTTCAAGTCCGCCTGCTTTTCGATGGCATCCACCGCACCACGCACGATAAAATCTCCCTTTCGGATGGAAATATCGGGCATGGCATCCTCCGGAATACGGACGGTAATCTTCGCCGCACCCGTCAAGCCTTTATTTTCCGGCGTGGCAATCAGCTTGCCGAACCAGCTCACACCATGAATCGCAGTGCAGATATATGCATCCGTATCCGTTTTCCTGTCATACCGCAGTCGGATATGCGTAATCGTTTCCGTACACGCAAGCATCACTCCACCCCCCGATATAACAGCCCCGTATTGCCAAGATACAGCACAACCGCGCGGTAAAGCCGTTGTTCCTCCGCATTTGTTTCCGATGTGTAGGTAACATAGGTAATAGAAACACCATCGTTGCTCTCCGCCGCAATGCCGTCCCTCTGTTCCTTTCGCAAAAGTGCATCCGCCACCGCACAGCACGCCTCTTTGACCTTCTCCTTGATTTTCTCATCCGTCACCGCCGCAATACGGTCAAAGGTCACGCTGTCCAGATAGGCAGAAGCCTGACGGGAGAGACGCTTAAAGTCTCCCTCCGCCATCTCGCCGCAATAGGTGTCTTTGTAATACGAAAAATCCGCATAAATCATGCGTTTTCCCCCTTTACTGCTTTTCCTGCTCCTTTTCCTGTGCCTCCTGCTCCTTTTTCAGAGCCGCAAGTTCCTTTTTCAGTGCGGCATTTTCCTTTTTCAGCTTTGCGATTTCCTTATGCTCCGCCGTTTCGGGCTGCTTTGCGCCCATGCCTACTGTTTTCGCCATACGCCTTCCCTCCTTACGCTTTATGGTGCAGATAAATCCCTGCAACCTTGTTTTCGTATACATCCGCCAGACCGTACGCTCTGTAGAAGAACAGCCAGCCGTCACTGTCCTGATTTGCATCGGGAGAGATCACCTTGTTGACCGTATGCTTGGGATACTGCAACAGTGCAGGCTTGTGAATGACCATGAAGTTGATTTCCTTGCCTGTAGTTGCCTTCACAAAGCCGCCGACCTTCTCATTTGCACCGCTTGCGCCGCTGTTGTCCGTCTTGCCGTCATACAGGTCAATGGCAGTATAGAAACGGGTCTGGGGCACCTTCTGCACAACTGCAAAGGAATTCAGCACCTCTTTGGATTTTGTGGTATCGACCGCATAAATCATGTTGTAGAGGGTGGGCGTGATGAACAGGTGTCTGTTTTCCTGCGGTACCTCGTCCTCGTCCATTTTGTTCTGTGCCGCCACCAGAGCCGCCAGAACCGCCGCACCATCCGCCAGTGTGCCTGCGGTTGCCTTGGAAATGCCTGTTGTGCCTGCGTAGGTCGCAAAGCGGAAGGCATCCATTTCAGGTACCACTTTTGTGCGGATGAATTCCGCCGCCAGCTTCCCAAATGCAAGCCCTGCGGTTTCCTCGTTGTCCATGGCATCGACCGTAAATTTTCTGCCACGGTCATAATTGAATTTGACGGTTTCATTCGTCAGTGTCACATCCCCATGCACATAGCCGCCGTTGCGGTCATAATCCGCCAAGCCGTCCATGCTGATTTTGGGAATCACGATTTCGTTTGTGTTCGCGCCCATCTGCACCAGTGTCATATCGCCGTCCAGTGCAGAGGTAACGGACGCATTCTGATAGACCTCGTCCAGCAGGTCAATGTATTTTTTGAAAAGTGTAATGCTGTTCGCCATGTTTCGTTCTCCTTTCGATTTTCCTTAGTCCTTCTTCGGGGATAAGCCCATTGCCGCTCTGACTGCCGCATCATCCACCTCGCCGCCTGCAAAGCCTGTCCCTCTGGAGAAGGCAGGCACTCTTGCAGGGTCTTTTGCGAAATATTCCTTGTCCTGCGTCAGAGCCGCCAGAATATCCTTGTCCCCCTTGCCCTTGTTTGCTTCATCCTGCAAAGCGGTTTTAAATTCGGCGTAGACTGCCTTTTCCGTCAGCTCGTCCCGCCATTTCTGCTCCCCGACCACCGTCTTGAAGCGGCTGGAATACTCGGCTTCTTCGGCTTCTTCCTTGGCTTTCTTCTCCGCCTCGGCTTTCTCGTCCGCAATCCGCTGTTCCAACTCCTCGAATTTCTTTTTGAAATCCTCGTTGCCTTCTGCGGATTTTTTCAGGTCTGCAATGGTGGTTTCGTATTCCTTGAGGGTGCCGTTGGCTTTCTCCAAGTCCGCCTTCACTGCTTCCAGCTCTCCCTTTGCCTTGCCGATATCCGCTGTGTTGATGTCCAGTAAGCCCTTCAGTTGCTCCTCTGTGGCATCGGGGAAAATTTTCTTAATGTCCTCTCTTTTCATTCTTCGTTCTCCTTTCAGCTTTCAGTTTGTTCTCACGGTTCTTTCCGCACGCCTTGATAGTTTTTCGCCATTCCGGGCAAACAAAAAAGACCTGTTTTACGTCTGTGTCCAAAGACGAGATAGGATAGACCACCGTTCCTTTCTGATTTTTTGCATGAAAAAACCACCTTCCTTTCGGTTGGTGGTATTCATTCAAAATTCACTTTACTGCATATTTCTGTCAGAGATTTTCCTTTGAAAAACGGTGCGTGCATCAGTGCATCAATCGAATCAAAGCTCTGCTCCTTTTCTCCGTAGCATAAAGAAATATCAGAACGGGAGAACGGGCAAATCGAGCCATTCACACCGAGATATTCAAAGGTAATATCCTGTGTCAGACTGTCAATCCAATCTCTTAAATCCTCACTTTTCATAAGATGTTCGCATTCTCCTTTCTCTCCTGCTCTGTCAGTTCTCTTGCCGGTCTGTCGACGATTTTCCCACCTTTCCGGATATTTCAGTATTTTGTAAATAATTTTGAAATTATCCATTGTTTTCCTCCTGTGCAGCACTCAGTACCACATGACCGTCTTTTCCTCCGGCACACTATCCTGCAACGCTAATTTTTCCAAACAGGCAACCGCATGACCGAGGTAAACAGGAAAATCCTTGTCATACTCAGAAAGTTTGCTGTCTACTATCTCTCCACTCTTAATATCAACAGAAACCGAGCCTAAAACACCGCTATTTTCGGGGTCATACTCTGCCGAAATGATACCGTTATTCATTTTTATATTTTTTAATTTTAGCATAGTATTCACCCGCTTCTTTTGCATAATTATATTTCTGAGATGCTATGATATGCGCTTCATCCTGTGGCATTCCTTCTTGCATCAGTTCTCTTTCCAGGATTTCATGGTTAAGCAAAGTCATATCATGCAATTCCGGTTTTCCGTCAATCAATCTTTGCCACGATTCCGCCATCATATAATCGGGAGCAAAATATTCCGGCTCTTTTCCGCCCAAATCATGCTTTTCCATAAAAATATAATACTTAATCGCGCGTATATCTTCTTCTGCAAAACCGGTTGCCTTCGCTATTCTCGAAACATCCGTTTTCATGCTGCGAACCAATCCGTAGTACCGTTCTGCGTGCGCTCTGGCTTCTTTGCTATGAGGATTCCTTGCCCCACTCACAGCACCTGATTTCATTATACCATTCTTTATTGATTTTTCAACGATTTGTCCCTCCAGTATGCCGCCTTTCCCCACAGCAGCCCTCATCCCATCCGCCTTCAATCCCGTCTGTTCCAGAAAATCCTTCTGCCTTCTGTTCCATTCCGTTATCTTGGCGGATGCCTCACTGCTGTCCAGTCCTGCGGCCTGCATGGCGTTCCTTTCCCGTTTCCATCGGCGGATGCCGCGCTCAATCCTCCGCTGCTCCTGCAACGCTTCGTATTCGGTCATACGCACGCCGTTGTATTCGTAGTCCTTCGCCTGATATTCCTTCAGCAGTGCCTTATCGTAGGTGCGGCTCATCCCCTCGAACCAAGGGCGAAAGCTGTGTGAGCAGTTCCAGCCGCCCAGACCTGCGCCCGTCCCATAGCCTGTGGTTTTCACAAAATCAGGATACTTCCTGCTTTTTCCGCTCCTGCTGTAAATGCCGCCCTGCCACTGTGCATGGGATAGTCTTGCGCCTGCGTGCGCGGAAACCTCCACAAGGTCTGCGCCCATTTCGTCCGCTCTGGCATCCTGCAAGCGAAGCGCCGTCTGGTTCACGCCCGTTACCACCGCCCGTCTGACCGCCACCTCTATGGTATCCGTCCGCCCGGTCGGATATCGGATCGCTCCCACGCCCTCAGCGGAAAGCTGCTTGATGGTGCTTCGGATAGCCGTGTTGTAATCCATGCCGCCAAACGTAATCTGCATATAGGCGCGGTCAAGTGCCTGTTCAAATTGGTGTGTAGCGGTTTTGGCTGTGGTCAGCGTCAGATTGCGAAATGTACCCGCTGTTTTCTCGTATCCTGCCTGCAATATCTTCTGCAAGTCCTCAGATGCCGAAACAGGCGGCGGATTGAGTCCCTGCCTGCGATAAACCGCATCATCGGATTTGAGTGCCGCCCCTCCTGCCTCCTGCATCAGCTGCCGCAGCTCCCTGTCGGCTCTGCCCGTCAGCGTTTTCAGCCTTGCCAAAATCTCCTCTCGCACCATCCCTGCCTCCTCAAGCATTTTCGCCTGATGCTCCACCGCAGGAATCCAATATCCATAGTGAGCTATTCTTACAGCCATATTTTCTAATATATCCATTTCAGCTTGTGCGTACAGCTGTATCATGCCATCCGGCACACGCTGTAAATATTCGGGTTTCAGCATCCTTCATCACTCCCCAAAATCAAGCGTATCCTGCGCAGGAATATAGTCCTTTGCCTCCTCCTCGGAAATGCCGAAATACCACGCCAGCAGCTTTTCGGGCTTGAGGATATTTGCATCCACCATAGCCTTCATCTGTGCATATTCCGCGCCTGTGTCCGTCAGCACGCCGTCCCCCCAGTTGAAGGTAACCTCGTACTCCCCATCGGGCGCAAGCTGATACAGGCTTGTGTAGTAGTCCATCACCCAGACCAGATGCTCCAACGCCGTCTGTAAAGACTTCTGGATATTGCAGACCGCCGCATAGCTGCGCTGCTTGCTCATACGGATTTCCTCCGCTGTTTTTTCCTGATTCTGTGGGTCGGATAAGGTACCGTAGGACAGATTGCAGTTAAACTCAATCCGCCGCAGCAGCTGATTCAAGCCATTGAACAGGGAAGCATCCCGAATCGCAGGGCTGAATACCTCGTATAAATCCCCGGTTGTCCCCTTTTCCAGATTCAGAGAACGGAACAATCTCTGCTTGCCCACAGGCAGCCTTTTCCCATCCGCCTGCAATGCCCCGACAGACGCATCCACCGCCAGCTCTGCGCCTTCAAACTCCCAGAGGATACGGCTGTACTGCTTATCCGCCTGCTCCATCAGCCCCGCCGCTCTCGCACAGACCGAAACGCCCAGAGGGGATTCCGCATCAATGTGGTTCGCAAAGGGCATCTTGAAATATACAAAAAGCGGACGCTCCAAGGTTTCCCCGTTCTGATAGCCCAAGACAAAGCTTTCTTCCAAATCCGCCCATTCATCCACGCTTGTCAGAGCCGCAGGCACACCCAGCTCCGCCTCCTGATAGGAGATAAAGGCTTTATTCTGCACCGTATAGCCCGTATCCGTCAGCTGATGGCTTTCCAGTCTGGTATACCATGCACGCCCCTTTTTCACACGCTCCACAAACACCGCACCCGTCACTTCTCCACGGCTGTTGTAAGCAGTCGGAATAAATCTGTCCGCATGCACAAAATCAATCGCTATTTTTCCGCCATCCATGTAGGGCTTGAATACTAAGCCGCCCAATGCCACCGCAAATTCTGTCTGCTCTCTCAGTCTGGAAAGCACAAAAGCATAGCCTTCCTGCAAAAACGCCGCCCGTCTGCCATTGCCGCTGATTTCGCTGTGAAATTCCACAGTAACCAGTCTCGCAATCTCCGAGGCAACCGCAGCGGCTAACCCAAGCGTTTCTGTGTTCTTATCTAACCAAGGCGGCTCATTGCAGAACATCTTCTGCCAGAGCGTGATGGCATCCTGCATTCCGGCGCTGATTGCCACCTCCGCACCGACTGCCCTTTTTATCGTTTCTCTCTGAAAAAACATCTGCAACACCCCCTTTACCCAAGTGATAAAATTTCGCATTATTGCCCCCTCCTTTTCCAGATGGGTTCTGTTCCATAGCGCACTGCGTCGATATGGTGATTGTCTCTGTCGGGGTAGCCGCTGATGACCTCCCCTGCCTTGTTCCTGTCATATTCATAGGCGGTAAATTCCTTCGCCGTATCGGGACAGCGCACCGGGTCAATCACAATCCGCACCAACGCCTGTAACCATTTCATGCTGTAGTCCACACTCCCCGGTCCCTTCACTGCGCCACGGCAGAACAGCCCATAGCTCCGATAGTCCGCAACGCTTTTCGGCTCGGCACTGTCCGCCGTAATCAAATCCGTATCCTGTACACCATATTGCCGCAGGAGCCTTGCCGTTTCCGCATTGCCCGTTCTGTGCCTTGTCAGCTCCCCGAAAATGTAAAGCGTCCGTCTGGCAGAATCGTAGTGCATCCGATTGAACGCCCAAGGGTCGGGATAAAAGCCCCAGTCCACACCGTTGTAAATGCGGTCGAAGGCTGCAATCTCTGCATCGGTGATTTCCTCCACCGTTACGTTGTCGAATACCGCACCGCCGCTGCCGACCACCTCGCCCAGATATTCATGCCGATACGCCTTTTCGTTCAGCTCCTTTAGATATTCCGCCTCCTGCAAAAACGCATCCCCCAGCCACGCAGGCGGCACACGCCGATAATCAGAAGTATGCACCAGGCGGTTTGCCTTCGGCTGTAAGCACTCCCGGTTTACCCAGTTGCTCCGGCTTTTCGGTGGGTTGTAGCTGTAGAACACAAAAAAGCTGCTGCCGCCACGCATCAGGGATTGATTGATGGTGCGGATTTCCTGCATCCCTGCAAACTCGTCCGCCTCCTCGTACCAGATGTATTTGCAATAGCCCTTTCGGAATTTCGTAGATTTGATTTTCTTCGGCTCGTCCGCCCCACGAAACAAAATCCTCTGCCCTGTCGGGATGTACGAAAGCTGTAACGGGCTGAGCTTTGCCTTCCACAGATGCTCTACACCCAATGCCTCAATCGCCCAGAGCAGCTGCTCATACACGCTGTCCTTCAGATTGACCGCCACCTTCCGCAGAACAAGCGCATTGGCGGCGGTGTCCTGCATCATCCCCAAGATAATCTCCACAGAGATAAAGGAGGATTTCGTAGAGCCACGCCCACCCTTCAGCCAGTAGTGCGTGTGCCGTCCTGCTTTGATGTCATGATGCACCCCGTAAAAAGAGGGCGCAATCAGCTTTGTTAAATCAGACATTCGCATCCTCCTTCGGGATATTGTCAATGATGGTAACAGGCAGAACCGCTACCGTACCAGCCGCAGAATATCGCTTCATTAGCTCCGCCCCTGCTTTCAGACGGTCGCTCAGTGCGGTATCCAAGCCGAACTGGTCTTTCACCTCGCCACGCATCACCGCAGTATAAAACTCCATCACCTCATCCGCATCGGCAACGCGCTTTTTATCCTGCGCCCCCAGCCGCTCGGCTATATATGCCGAAACCTTAGGGCTTTTTAGGGTTTTCGCTGCATCCTCTCCAAGGCTTTTCGATTGATATCCTGCCTTTCTTGCCGCTTCTGTCGCATTGCCGCATTCGATATAATAATCCGCAAACGCTTTCTGTTTTGGTGTCAGCTTCATGCGTCATCACCTCGGTATAAAAGGGCAAGCAGCTTTGCAATATCAACCATGCTGTAGGTTTCCAGTAAGGTCTCGTTTTTTGTTCTGCCATCTTCCAATTCTCTGCTTTCAATGACAATATATTTCGTTATCATTTTCCCAACTTTTTGGGAATACGCCTGTATCTGATTGATTTTTATTTTTCGCCCTTGCATCAGCAGGGCTTTCTGTAATTTGTAAACAGTTGTTCTTATATTCATTTTTCCGCCCCGCTTTCTTTGTAATGAAAAAGGCACCCGTTTCCGAGTGCCCAAAATAGGAGGTAACATGAAATATCCTGTGTTCTCATAATTTTCACAATACTATAATACCATATTTCGATGTGCCCTTTAGTGCCCTCTTTCAGAAATTTCAAAACTTCTTAAAGCTCTGCCATGAATTTTCAATACAGAACGGTAGTTGTAATCCATATCCACCGCAATCTGCTCCCATGTCCTTCCCATCAGATACCGCCGAATCAGCACTTCCTTCTCCGCCCCGTCCTGCATCTGATGTATCCTGTCATGGATTTCCTTGTACTGCCGTACCGCCATAGCCTGCTCATGCTCCAGCTGGCTGATGAGTGCATCCAGCCTCGCCACATATCCCGACAGGTCGCTGTGTGCATTCCCCTGCGGCATCCCGTCATGGTTCATACTCGGAAACATCTGCTGACTGCGTAACTCCTCAATCTGTTCTTTTAAACGCTGTGCCTTCCTCACGGAATATATGTACCCCTTAAGATATTCCTTTTTCCTCTCGTTTTCCCTTACAATTGCCAAACTATCACCCCTCCAGTCTTTTCAGCCATCTTTCCTTTTTCCGCCGAATGATGCTGTATATCTCGGCGTTGTCCGCAGCGTCCAACAGCAGCCCCATTACGTTGTAGACATCCGCTGTCTCCTCCACCAGATTCTTCCTCGCCTCCTCCACCGTCACAGGCGTGGGGTTGATACCCGTCAACGCTCGCCGCAGCTTCAATGCCGCCTGCGATAATTCCGCACATTCTTCTGCTAACTGCGCTAACAGCTCGTCCTGCGGAATGTGCTGTTTGATTTTCTCGTCAGGTCTATCCATGCTCAATCCTCCCTGCAATTCGGACAGAAATGCTCCCACTCGCCCTCGTCATTGTCATAGTGTGCTTTCCATCCTTCGTATTTGATGCCATGCTGACATTCGTTAAAACCGTCATATTCATCGGAATATTCAAAACAGCAATCACAGACGGCATGGTATGTATTGGTTTCTCTGTTTTTCTCAATCATTGATTTCCTCCTTCGGCAACTCTGGTAATGGCATCCAGTGTGTAACTTTCATCTTCAATATTCTCGTATCAAGTTTCCAAATTCCGTCATGTGTTTTTGCAACTGTTGTTTTCCTTGTTCCATCCTCAAACTCGATGCAAACAATCACTTCATCGGAAGTTTTTTCCCACATAATGCTATTCCATTTATCGGTTCCCTTGAGCTTCGCAAATATAGAATTTTTTTCTGCTGGCATAGCATCATCAACAGAAATCCACTTGTCTGATTGACATCTACCACCATTGTTTTCATACACCGTATCTCCGACCTTGCAGGGCAGCACCAACAGCCGCCCCTCAGTATCCGCTTTCACCATTCGCAGAATGTTTTTATAAAACACCCTCTGTTCCGGACAGAAGTCCATGCTTGCCAGCTTCTTCGCCATTTCCAGCATCCGTTCTTTTGAAATCTCGATATTCATTTATACCTCTCCTATCTTCATCTGCTCCGCCACAGGCGTTTCCCATTCCACACCGATATAATCCAGCACATGCCCCCAGCCGATATCGTACATCCAGAATTTCCATTCCTTCTCGTTCCGCTCTCGCAAGAGGTCGAATCTATGCGGACGCTTTTCCATGTGTATCCCAAATCCACACATGCTGCAGCCTGTCCGCTGCGCCTTGGTGGTATAAAGCGTCCCATCCTCTTTTCGCTCAATCGTGCCGTAAATCGCCGGCACTGGTACATTCAGCTCCAACGCCAGCTGTAAAATATCCTGTCTGTTGAAAATCGCAAACGGCGCAGAACGAATCGTGCTCTTGCCAAAATAATTGCATCCGTTGATTTTCAGGCTCTTTGCCCTTCTTCCGCCTTCGGATGCCATCAGCCCCAGATAGGGCACACTGTTGTGTTGCTTCGCCCAATCGTCACAGGGCTTTTCCTTGAGATAATAACAGCACTTTGCCGATACCTTGAAATCCGGTACACCATAATTCACGCCCTCTGTTTCGTTCTCATATCCGCCGAATTTCTCCAGCCATTTCTGCGACAGCTTCATGCGTGAATTTTTCTGGTAGCCACCGTATGCGCCCGTCTCTCCGGTGATAATCGCATGACGCACGGTTTTGTTCTTCTCCGAAGGGTTCTGCAAAAGCTCAATCTTCGACGCAATTTCCTTCGATAACACAGGAAAGCCGAACTCCTGAATGATTTTCGCCTTATTCCAGACCGTGCCGTCCGCCCGCTTCAACGGCTGAACCCGTTCAATCCCAAGCTGTCTATGTACTTCCTGTATACTCCTGTCCTCCAGATGGGACACGCTGATGCCGGGTACATAAATTCCGATGCTCCGCAGGAACAAAAATAGCGTAATGCTGTCCAATCCTCCGACCGATACATGGCAGTTCAGCCCTCTGGCGCAGCACTCGTTGTAAAATTCCCACGCCCTGATGTAGGCGTAGTTCTTTTTAAACTCGTAGTCCATTTTCATTTTTACGTTGAAGTCCGCCATCTTCCGCTCCGCACCGATGGCCTCCATCCGCTCTAATACATTTTGCATTTCTCCTCACTCCTTAGAACGGCAAATCATCATCTTCTATACTTTCGTCGATGGGATAAAACCCAGGGCTATCCGCCAGCCCCATTTGTTTCCCGGTCTGCGCCGCAGGCTTGCTCTGTGCCGCTGCGGGACGGTTCTGTTCCGGCGCAGGCTTGCTTCCGCCGTTTTTTTCACTGTCATGCTTTCCTTCAGCGAAATACTGCTCCTCCACAATCACATCCGTACTCCAGCGTTTCTTCCCTTCGTTGTCCTCCCAGCTGCGCACCTGCAATCTACCGACAACAGAAACCATCTGCCCTTTTTTGAAATATTTCTCCGCAAACTCTCCCGTTTTGCCAAATGCCACGCAGTTGATGAAGTCCGCCTCAGGTTCTCCCTGCCGTTTGAAACGTCTATTCACCGCCAGCGTATATCTCGCTATGGCTAAGGGCTCCGTCCCCTGCGAATACCGCACCTCCGGCTCTCTTGCCAGCCGTCCCATCAGAATCACTTTATTCATACCTCAAGCTCCTCTCTCGTCCTGTAATTCCGCCCTTCGCCCCATCCGATTTTCAGCTTATATTTGCCGCACCGCTGATAAATTCTGCTGCCCATGGCTTCGTCAAGCTCCATGATTTCATTCAGCCCTCTTTCCCCCGAAAAAATCGTCCGCAGGGCGCGATTATTATACCGCGCGTTGATGATTTCAAACGCAAGATTGATGTCCCCATCGGTCGGCAGTGCGCCGTTTCTGGTTTTCAGAAAATCGTCGATATACAGCACCTCTGCCGTTTTCCATTTGTTGATTTCGCGCTCGTAGCCTTCATCATCCGTCTTGAGGGCTTTTAGCTTCGTGGCTTCCTCCGTCCAAATCATGTAGCGCACGCCCTTGCCCTGGAGCAGCAGCCGATTCGCAATGGCGGTGCAGATATGCGTTTTCCCTGCCCCGACCTGTCCGCCGATATAAAACCAACCCTCCCTTTCCTCGCAGAAGCATTCCGCCGCCGCAAGGATGGATTTCTGCCAGCTTGTTTTCGCCTCGTAGGTCTCGAAGCGATACCGCTCCGCCATGTCCTGCAAGCCGCTTCGTTTCAGCCGCCACTTGCCCCTGCGCTTCTCCATGCACTCGCACTCCATGGTGTATTCATACCCATCTCGCATCAAAAACACAAACCCCTTGTTGCGGCAAATCGGGCAGTCATACCCCGTCAGGTCGCCCCTTCTGCTGTTGTATAACGCCATCCGCTCCTCACAGGACGGTGCCGTCGTATTTTTCGCTGCCCGCATCAGTGCTTTCAGATCCAGCACGACCGCTCACTCCCTTCTGGTTTGAAGCACCTTGTCGGCAATATCCACTCACATTCTCCGAACGCTCTGCTTCTTGTCTTTCCCAATTTCGTACTGCGGCTTTCCAGTCCTTCATGCTGTTTTTTCCGACCTTCCAGCCGTTAGCGGTATAGTAATCCATGAACCGTTCCGCATTTACGCTGCTTCGCCTGCTCTTGCAGTATTCCTGCACTTCTTCAAGGGAAGGTGGTTTGAATGTGCGTGGTCTGGCAGGCTTGTCCTGCTTATCCGATACATTCACATTCACATTTTCATTACCATTATCATTTACATTAGCATTAGCATTTACATTAGGTTTTGCATCCCGTAACCTATGGTTTCCACTTTCAAAACCACTGGTTTCTTTTTTTGGTTCTTGGTTTTTACTTTCAAAACCACTGGTTTTCGGTCTGCCGCCTTTCGCACCATTCGACCTTCTCTGGTTATTGGCATCTATCTGCGGCTTCGCCATTTTCAGAACCACCTCTGCCAGTGTGCCGCCCTCCAGTTCCCTGTCGTTTAAGGCGTATTCGCACAGAAAACGCATACATTCCGCGAATTCCGCGTCCCCTAAGCCCCTGATGGAATCGTAAAAGCTACGGTAAAATACAAAGCTATCTCGCTCCATCTTCGTCACCTGCCTTATCTGCAAACGGCACAGGCGGCTCATAGTCCCGATACAGCCGCATGAAATCCGCCAACGGCATCGTCACCAGCCAACCGAAGTTGTTCTTCCGGTGAAAGACCGCCGGCAGCTCTCCTGCTCTGCTGTCTCTGACGGACTGCGCCACCGCATCCTCAAGATTCAGCCGTTCTACCCGTTTACATTCAATATGTATCCCCTCTAATCCAACTACATCCGCATCGCCGTTTGCACCGCAGTATTGCTGCCCCCGGCGGCAGTCATAGCCGTATTCCCGCAGGATACGGGCAAGCTCACGCTCACCCCTCGCTCCCTTCTGTCTGCTGTTTGTCAATTTCATTCCCCCTTATTTTTGCTTTGCGGAGCTTTTTCCCCACTCCTTTAACAGCATATCTAATTCCGATGGCGGGATAGTCTCAATCTGCAATGCCATACAATCCTGTATCACGCTGTCAATCAGGCGGCTCATTTCCTTTGTATCATAGGTGCTGCTGCCATAATAGGCGAACACCTTCTTGCATCCGTCCAGTGTGCTGTCCACTACCTCTGTCAGCCAGCCTGTGCCGTTTTTCTGCCATGTTTCGCAGAACCGCTCCACTGCATCGGCGCGCAATGCCAGCGGCTCATATTTCCCCACAAGGTGGATATGCTTGCGGTAGACCTCCTCCTTGCTGATGCTGAGCTTGCTGTCCTGCAGCCGTTCCGCAATCTTCGTGCAAAGCACCCAGAGGTAATCATTGGCATCCAGAGAACGCTTTTTCCGCTTCTTCTTTGCCGTAATTTCCAGTGTCGGCAAGCCTGCCTGCGTGATTTCATCAATGCTCGCCAGCAGGCGGCTTTTTTCGTGGTGCGGCACCAGAAAGGAAAGCTCCATGCTCCCGTCCATCAGAAACTTGATGCCGTTGTATGTACCGTAGGTTTCCATCATTCGCCCTCACCCTTGTTCTTTCTCGCCGCGTAGTCTGCTGTAGCACAATCGGGGCAAAGACCGCCGAATTTATCAAAATATTCCTGCGCGGTAAAGGTTCTCTTGGAGGTCTTAATTTCATCCTTCAGCTTCTGTTTGCATCTGGTGCAGTATACAGGCTCATTCTTTTCATCCTGACTGTATTTCGTTCTGCCTGCCGCCCAGTAAACATCCGCACCGATACCTAATGCTTTCGCCGCCACGCTGATGGCATCCGTATACGCCATCTTGTAGCACTCGTCCGAGGTCTCCGGCGAACCCTTGAATACGTTCACCAGCATAGAGCCGCCGATGCCCTCAATGGGTCTGCTCCATTCCCCGTCCACCTTCACATACAGGTGAATCTCGCAGAAAGCAGCTACCCTGCCATCCTTGCCTTCCTCTGCCCAGATGCGCTTGATTTCCGTGTACCAGCCGACACCGCATACACCAAACAGCTCCGTCAGTTTCTGGATACGCCACATCGGGTTGATATCCGTAAAGCCGCTCAGCTTGCCGCCCTTGATGGTTTTTTTCGCCGCATCCGGCACCTCTCTGCCTGCGTTGTAATATCTCATGTTATCCATCATATCCATAAACATCTTCCCTTCTGATACAATCGTCACAACCGATGATTTCGCTGTATTTCTTATATTTATAGAAATAGTCGCATTTCTCACTGCCGCATACAGGGCACATCGGTTCTTCGGGTTCGTATTCTTCCTCTTTTCTGGGGTCTTCTGTGTATGTAAATGCCATCACAACACCTTCCTGCAAATCTCCGCAGGGAAGCTCTCCCCGTTTAAGTACCAGCAGTTCCACCAAGGGTCATACTGCCATTCTCCGCTTTTCAGCAAAGGCTCGCCGTCCACACGGTTGATCTGCATCGTGCCTGTCCAGTTTTCCATTGCATTTCCCTCCTGTTTCTGTTATTCTGTAATTGAATAATTATCCAGTCCCCGAAACGGTGCGCCAACACCTCTGGGGACGTTTTTATTTCTTAGGCAATTCCCTGCCATAAAATACATTTCCGATTGCAAAGGCAATCATCGTGCCGGAAATCAGATAAAATATCATTCGTCCGTCCGCACTCTCCAGAACGTACACCAAGCCGCATTGCGCCAACAGCGTCCCGAAGAATACCACCGCCCAACGCAGCAAACCACGGCGGATATAGAAAAACGTCCGTTTCCAGTTTCTCATGGTCTCACCCCCTCTCCCTGTTCCAGAGGAACGATGTTGTTCGGGTCGGACACATCGTAGCCCTCATACTTCCGCAGGAATTCCTCCACCGCTTCTCTGCGGCATTTCAGCTGCCCCAGCTTGAGAAACGGCAGCAGCCCCGCATCCTTCAGACCATATACTCTGGTCGCGTTGCATTTCAGAATCTGCGCAACTTCCTTTACTGTGTAAAGCATCGGCTCCATAAGAACACCTCTTTTCTTATCTTTCAGAATCTTCCATTTTCCGCCCATTTATGCTATAATTCTCTCGAAAAGGGGGCGATTTTATTATTGAGTGGCTAACTTCATTGAATTCAAATCCCATCTTTATTTTTGTTGTTTCACTTTCAAGTTTCCTCGGATTTATGCTATCTGTCTGGTTACTTATAAAATCTCACTCTATCAATAAAACCTTGAAAATAATATCTCAACAAGAGGTCTACAACACCAACAGCAAACTCTATGCTGATCGTTTTTCAGGTTTTAAAGAAAGTATCCTGATAGACGGTGACAACTCCAGCAGTTTATTCCATAGAATCTTAGAGGACATTTATCGCGTTGAGAAAGAATTTCACTCACTATTCTCTTTGCGAGAAAAATTGACTTTTTTATTACTAAAGCATGAGCTAAAAAAGAAAACCAAGAATACTGATAAAATATGTACGTATCTTGATTACTTTATTGGTCACTTGCGCATAAAGGAGGATCATCATGGCAAATATTGAAAACCTTATTCACTCTTTAATCCAAAGAACTAAAGATAAGAAGATTCTTTGGGAATATCTTGTGGGATTCCCAAAATTAAAAAACCTTTCAACCCATATTGCCACAGTAAATTCAGATTACTTTCTCGATCCGAATCATTTTGATATGGATCTTTCATTTTATGCAGAATACAAAGATGGTTACTTTGTTCTACTTAATGTCGAACCGGAAATTCTGCTATTTGCTTTTCCTACGCTAGATGCCCATGTAAAGGCTCCGCTAAACGCGCAATATCAATTCCAGACAGAATTGGTTAGATTGTCCAATTTAGCATCCAGACAGCACCCAAATGTAGAAGACTTTATCGATGAATTTCTTGCAGATAAAGACTAATTTTCATCCAAAAAGTCATCTATAAATTTCTCTACATCATTCCGAAAATCGATTTTAATCTCAAACCGTTCTTCAATTATTTTTGTAAGAACGGTTATTTTTTGTTCTATTTCGTTTATGCGTTCACTTTTCTGCTCCACCTGCCTCACCTCCCTTAGCTTGCACCCTTATCTGTATTCTGCTGTGTCCCCAAAAACAGATTGATGAAATAAATCTGTCCCTTTCCTGTTACCTTTGGCGTTTTACTGATACTGGTATGTCCATCACCATGCGAAATCGTGGTTTCCTTGATTTCAAACAGCTTCATTTCCATGCTTCTCTGTGTCGGCATATTGTAGTCAGTGCCTTTTCGGCTAATGAGATAGCCATTTTCACGCATCCACGCAAACAGTCTGTTCTGCCCCATATCCACGCCGTTCTGTTTCAGCAGCTTCGCCAACTCGCCTACCAGAATGGAAGTCTTTGCCACAGAAACGGAATTTGCAAATGCCACAAGCGGCTTATCCTGCTCAACCTTCGATTCTAAAGCTACTCTTTTCTTCTGCTCCGCTTTCAACTCCGTTGCCAACTTGATGATGGTATCCGGATTCAGCAGCACTTCTTCGATTTTCTGCGGTGTCATGTATGCCCCATGCTTGCGGATAGAGGGAATAATCTCATCCGCTACCAAGGCTTGAAACCTTTCCGCCGTTTCGTTTTTGGCTTTCATTGCAAGGCGGTAGAAGATATTTTCGGGGATGAAATCTGGTCTTTTGCCATTTGTGGCAAAACCGATTTCCTCAAGATATTCTTCAACTCTTTTCCACCTAACATTTACATATTCTGTGCCGCCAACATTTTGTGTTGTGGTAAACCCAAGCCCTCTTGCCACTGCTTCCAGTTTCAAATACGCTGTTCCGTCTTTTTCGTAGCAGTCTACGCCGCCGATTGTAATAACTTCGTTCATTTACATTCCTCCATCCGCCCATCTAAAGTTAAATACTTTGAACCTTGTTCATAAAAAAATATACGGGAATATCTTTATCCTGTAACCCCAAGAGGCTTACTATTTTTACAATGTCGCTTTGAGAAAAATCGACTTTTCCATTGATTTTTAAAGAAACAGTTCTTTCTGAATATCCCATTGCTTTAGCAAAATTAGACATTGTCCCATACACTTCGACAATTTTCCCCCTCAGTTTTCTATAATCTCTTTCCACCTTTTTCACCTCCTTCCGAAAAGTTCAATTCTTTTAACTTTATATTAGCACAACAGTTTTTCCATGTCAACGCAAAATTCAATTTTTTTAACTTTTTTCATTTTGCTCTTGAATTTAAGTTCAAAATATGTTACTATCACAGCACAAGGCTTCTATATGAACGGAGGGTATCTATGAAAACAGAAAATACTTCTATGAGATTAAAACAGATAATGGCAGATAAACACTTGAAGCAAGTGGATATTCTGGAGAAATGCAAACCCTTCTGTAAAAAATATGGCATTAATATGAATAAATCAGATATTAGCCAATATGTATCCGGCAAAAACGAACCTGGATCAAAGAAACTAACTATCCTCGGTTTAGCTTTGGGTGTTACAGAGGCATGGCTTATGGGATATGACGTCCCTATGAATAGAGAGGATTCCTCTCTTGTTCCAAATGAATTGCTATCTCCTTCAAAAGTAAAGGCGTTAAGGATTAAGAATGGATTATCTCAGGAAGAGTTGGCTGCTAAAGTAAACATTCCCGTTTCTCTTTATTCTGAATATGAAAACGGCAATTCTGATATCGATGAGAGCATCTTGGTAAACATCTTTGAAGCACTGAATGAAGTACCTGATGGATTTGCTGTGGAAAACGGCGGACTTGGTATAAGACTTGTTGGTGGTAATATCCATATCCAACGTGAAAATTTAAAAATTACAATTAAGCAGTTGTCTGCAGAAACCGGCATTCCTGTAGATGTTCTTGAATCTTTTGAAGAAGAAACATTATACCCTTCTCAGCAGGATTTAGAAATCATCGCAGTTATTCTGAAAACATCCGCAGATGCGCTACTTGGTGTACCTGGTTGTATTCTTCCAGACAAACGAACCGCAACTTTTACAATCGATTCCAAAACAAACAAATACGAGCGGAATCTTCTTGAAGAATTCAGAAAACTAAATAAAGTAGGTAAAAAGGTTGCAATCGAAAGGATTCAAGAACTATCCGAAGTACCAAAATATACGGATAATGGTGAATATCCAGAACAGTGACTAAAACAGGATCCATTAAGATCCCGTTCATAAGTCCGAAGAATATAAGTAAAAACTCCCCCTGCGATATCACTGAAAAGAAAAAAATTAAAAAAGGAGGACTTAAATGAAAAATAATTTAACTGATAGCTTGCTTGAAAAATCAAAAGAGGCTTTTGTAATGGCTATCGAAATATATAATAAGCCAACTATCCGCTATCGTGTTGAAGGATTTAGTTTTTTCATTTGCAATGCGTGGGAATTGATGCTAAAAGCACATATAATCAATAAATTGGGTAACGATAGCATCTATTACAAAGACAATCCCAACAGAACAATTACTTTAGAAAATTGTATCCAGAAAATATTTACCAACGAAAAATCCCCTTTGCGTAAAAATTTAATGAAAATCATCGAGTTGAGAAATACAAGCACGCATTTTATTACCGAAGAATACGAAATGGTATATATTCCTTTATTCCAAGCATGTATTCTTAATTTCGTAGAAAAAATGCAAGAATTCCATGATGTAGATATGACAGAGGTTATTCCTCAAAATTTTCTGACTCTTGCTGTAAGTATGAAGGCTCTAGATGCAAATACAATTCGTGCCAAATATCCCGAAGAAATTGCACAAAAGTTAATTGATGCCAACGCTCAGATAGAACCTATGATTGCTGAAAACAACCAATCTTTTGCAATCAAAATAGAACACCTCCACTACATCACCAAAGATAAAACAAAAGCTACTTCTTTTGTTCATATCGATAAGGATGCTGCAGCAGGTGTAAAAATCATTAAAGAATTAAAAGACCCCAATAATACTCATAAATATACTATGAAAAGTGCCATTAAAGAAATTGAACGTAGATTACAAAGCCTCGGTATTAATTTCACAATGAACCAATATATTTTTGATTTATTTAACAAGGTATACGGTATTAAAGAGAATCTTACTTATTGCTATACCCATAAACAATATGCACACCCATCATACACTTATTCTATGCAAGCCATCGAAATGATTGTTGCAGAAATACAAAAAGATCCTGAAAATATTATCCAGAATCTTAAAGCATCATTAGCAAAAAAATAAGCTAACCCCAGGGGCAAAGGAATTCTTGGTCTTGCAACCTACTCCCATTCGGGAACCCAGCCTTAGTCCTTCACGAGTTAACTTATCTTTATTATAGTATTCAACAGTGGTACTGTCAATTCATCTAAAATGAGAAAATTTTTTATCATTTTCAGTAAAATTGTTCATACCTTACGAAAATCAACTGGCTTGTTTGAAATTCTCGTAAATTTGAATCCGCTCAAAATTGAGCAAAACCGCAAAATCTGCGGGTTTGAATAAAAACTTCCCCTACCGTACCGCTAATACTGTAGAGGGGAAAGAAAGTCATTATTCGGCAATCTTGTATGCCAAAATATCACAATATATGAATACAGTCAAACAAAGGAGGACATAAAAC